TCAGCAACCGGTGACGAAATTGAATACGTGAGTTCGTCGGATTGCATGAGGAGCGCTCGGTTGCCGATCGTTCCAGCTTGAATCGCCACAGTTGATAGTGGACTCGTTGCGTTGGCGAGTAGAGCTTCAAGCACTACGTCGGAACCCGTCGTAGCATCCTGCGACCAAAGACCGGTCAGCCCCATCGTTGCAGTCTGCAATCCTGGAAGGAACGATCTTGATGACGCACCGAAAGCAGAAATGTCGGCTGTCTCAACCGAGAACGTGCTGTCGGCTGCGTTGAAATAATCGCTGAGATCAAATTCGTCGATATAGGTTTTGGTGCCTTTGCCGTGAATAAACGTCGGCATTATTCCTCCTCGATTTCAGGTGCGATCGCTTTGCCACCGGCGGCTACCAGGATGCCGATGTCTACAAGCCATTCAGCTTTTTTGGTTGGCATGTCGAGCGATGCGCCAGGCTCATATCGTTTGCCTGCGACTTCGATGCCGGACTGCCCGTCCTCACCGCCGGTCACTGTGTATTTTGGCATTGCGCCTCCTGTTTGAGAATGGCGCGGCCATAGGACCGGCCACAAAGGACACTGGACACAAAGGTCACTGGCTCGAAGTGTAGTCGGAACGTAGTTGTAGCTCTGTGTAACGGTCCCAAAAGAATTTGGGGAAATACCCCTATTCCACGTGCAAGGGGTGCCCCTACGTGTATACTTATAGTCATGGCAGCAGCACCCTTCACCAACTTGGCAGTCCAAAGAACAGTTGTTGACCTAATCCTCTGGACCGCCCGCACAATAGGAGAACTGATATGAGCAGCGAACGAAAATGTATGGACTGCGGAGAAGCCGGATTCGCAGGAATACAGGAAGCAAAAAGATGCTGGAAGTGCGACAAGAAACACTACGCCACACTCACGCCCACACCACGCACAATACTCAGCGACACAGAAATCACCGACTTACTCCGCAACATAAACAGAGAATTGGGAGTTAGCTGACATGAACATCACTACACCAACCGGCGGCGGCGAGGTCATCAACAGCAAAGAAGATCTCATCGTCTATATGAATCAGGCTGGCATCTATATCGAACAGCAGTACGACCTGCCGCTATCGCAAAAGTGGGACGACAACATCTACACATATCGGAGCGCCGAAAACAACTGGCTTCGCTTCGACCCCACACGACGCATGTGGTTCAACGGCTCCAACTACGTCTGCGAGATGCGACCATTCCAAGACAAGCACCACCGCGAGAACGGCACCGGCGTCGTGTGGCAATGGTCGCCTCACTACAAGCAAGACGAGGTGACAGCCTGATCCAACCCTACAAACAATTTCGGTGAGCCGTCCTTCGGGGCGGCTTTTCCGCGTCTACACCAAAGCGTATTCTGGGAGATCAGCTTCCATGCGTTGCGCCTTGCCACCAATCGAGTAGCCGCGTAGCTCACCGGCCTTCACCATTTCCCATGCCCACGGCTCCCAAATCACTCCCATGAAAGGAGTGTTTTCTGGGAACGCATATTTGGTGACGCCTTCACCGGGAACCGCCAACGCTGTTTCGATCGGCATGGGCCACGTCAACATTTCGACCATTTCACCCGCAGCTTTCTCGGAGTGCTGAAGATAGATCGTCCGGTCACCGGAACGCATCCAATCCCACAACGCTTTTTGCAACGTGTCGTCGTCAGTGAATTCGCCGTGAGCGTCTTCTATCCCTGGGACATAAACCGGGGCGAGAGTGAATCGTTGCTCATCAGCTTTCGCAACGGGTAACGAACCGCTCATCGCTTTGACCATTGCTAGCGAACGTATACGAGCTTCCATTTCGTCTTCGATCACGTCGTGACAAACAACCATGCCCGCGCTGATGACTTCCTGGTTGTGGAGTGAGTCGTGCCAGTCGCCGAGTTCTTTGTCTGCGGCGTTCGTGACGCGCCGATCAGCGAACGATTCGATTTGAGCGAGTCGAGCTTCCGCCATTTCTGAGGTGGCGTAGCAACCAAACGAGCGACCCGTTTCAGAACGAACGCAATACTGGCCGTCTTCAAGCCGAATCACTTTACGCATTGAGCGACGGTACCTGGGTTCGTCGTCAGCCATTTCCATCGGAATCAGGATCGGGGTTTCGTCGATGTTCTCCAACATGATCGCTTCTTTCATGTGGATGATTTCCATTAGCGGTGCGAGGAGCGGACCGCATTCTGGATGATCGAGCATGAGGCGGTACGCCATGAGGAGATGTGTCATCGCGTCTTCGCCGCCAGCAGTGTTGCCGTAGTCTTTTTCTTCTCGATCCCAGCCGTACCCTTTCGTGAGTACCGATGGAGGTTTTTCGTTTTCGTCGTGGACGCGTTTCCATGCGGCGAGGACTTTGCGTTTCACGCCAGCGATGGCGTCGCTCGGTAGCTGAACACGGTTTCCCATGAATCCTCCTGGGCTGAGTGCTGCGACAGCGCGCCCAACTTGGGTCGGTGTTTCTCGTTCTTCGAGGTTGTCCCACAGGCGGAGTTTCCAGGTGGACGTTTTTTCTGGGTCTGGGACGTAGGCGAATGCGGCGGCGGGGAAGTCTTCGCTGTCTTCGCGTTTTGTTTCTGCTTTGGAAATGTCGGCGGTCATCTCTCCAGGGTAGCCGACAAAAGAATTTAGAGAAATATAACGAATTAGGTTGCCAGGGGTGGCCCTATGTGTATAATAGGGACATGACAACAACCACACGAAACCAAAAACTGATCCAAAGAATGATGCGCGATGCAGAGGCCGCCTGCACCCTGGCATACCAGTACGACGCTCCCGCTAGGTTCGACGGCAAAGTAGAGTTCCTCGAAATTTGGGCCAAAGACGGAAGGGATTACGTCGAGGTAGTTCTCGATAACGGCAAGATTGATCGAGTCGCCCACTACGCGAACGACAAAGAATTGGCAGCGGATGAGTTCCACGTAGGCCGAGGGAATATCAGCCTCATAGCAGCAGCCAATGTGGTCTACCAAATCGCCAAGCACGATGTGGCGTGTGTTCGTCTTGGTCGCAAGGATGAGGACGGAAATCGCTTGGACGAGAACGGCGAGATCGTTCGTTATTACCGAGGTAAGGCCTACCGAGGCTAACACCCACAAGCCCTGAGTCGGCTAACGAACCGGCATCCGAGAGCGAGACTCGGTAGGGCACGACAGCAACAAACAAACAGGAGGAACTGTCATGAGCAACACCAGTGAAACCAAAACCAGCGAGTGTGGTCTTACCACCAAAAAGGCTTGCCGAGTAGGCAGAGGCGATCAGATCGTGATTTGTTCGCAGCGCGAAGATGCCCATGGACAACCGATGCTGCAAACGCAAATCTTCGAGGTCGATACTGCGGACAGTGTCTGGGATTCCAGCAGCGTTCTATTCACAGGCTTCTATCGCCGTGCTGCGGCTGGCGGCGTCGTCGCTAACTTCTTTGAGGTCACCGATGTCAGACGGTCGCTACCTTCGACTGAGCTTCTGTTCGGTTACCACGATCTAGTGACGGTTTATCAAGGGTTTCAGAAATAACCGCTGGACCTCCGAGGCAACCCGATCCTGGGGGATTAGAAATCACCTCGAAGGTCCGATAGTAGTTTCGCATGGTGCCAGCTATCCATGTTTCTTGACAGAAAAAAACGTCGGGTCGTCACGCCGATTCGTTGATCTCTTTGCAGCGCGGGCATTGGATACGCCAAGGCGAACTCACCATCAGCGCCAACTTTTTGCTGCACCACCCGCACCGAATGTTGGTGCGAGTTGAGCGCAGGTGCTCCGGTACCCGAGCCGCCTCCGCGTAGGCGTCAGCTATGTTAGGACTCTGAGGGTCTGGTAGTTGCACGAGAAAACTGCCCGTTCTTGTCCGTCGCGTTCCAGGTAGAACGGTGATTGGATTCCGTTAGCGCGCAGGTATCGCACGCCTGACAGAGCTTCGTTGTCGATTAGCTGCATCTTTTTGTAAATATCTTCGGCGAGTCCTGACGCATCGGAATAAGCGGCGGCGCGGATAATGGTTTGGACTCGTGGTCGTGTGTACGCCGGGAGCGACGATCCACCCATTGCTTCGACTGCGCTTTGTCCGCCTGTCTCGATGATGCCGACGCAGGTGTCAGGTGTGTCGGGGAGGCGACCAAGAAACAGGTTGGTACCCAGCACCAAGGTCGTGTGGGTCACGTTTGCTACGAGGTAAGTACCGATCTCGGGTAGGAATGCCATGTCACTTCCTCAACAAGTCCATGCCAGCGGCAACGAGTCGGCTGACGAAACCTTCGGGCCAGTTTTGGGTTTCTTGGTCGAATGGGTATTCGAGATATTTGGGGCCACCGAACGTTGTGTCACCAGGTTGTGTTGGGCCTGACCCCTGGCGGCCTCCTACCTTTCGTTTTCCTGGTGGCTTCGGTGGGTGCCAGAGATCTTTGTTCTCGTGCTGTACGAGCGCATAGGGGGCACTGGGACCGCCGTAGCTGATTGACGCTTCGATAGTGTCGCCTTGTCGTTTCGGATGGACAATGTCCTGGCTTGCTCTCAAAGGGCCTTCGTCTACAGGCACCATTTCGTCGGCCTGACCAGCGATATCGACAATCGCAGTTTCTACCGCTCGGAGCATTGCTAGTTCGGCGTCGATTTTCGCTTTGCTTAACTCGTTGATGACTTCTTGGATGCCTGTTAGGTCATGCCTGATCGGGCCGGACGCCATATCAGCCTCGCTTCGATTTCGCGCCAACATAAACGACCTGGGCGACTTGACCCAACGGATCACGTTTCGTGTTCACACGAACGATTGGCCGTGTCTCCGATATCGGTGACGGCAACGTGATTTGGCTATCCGTGTCGGCAGCGATTGTGGCGTTCGGTATGTAAGCGATGTAATCGACATCTACAAGATTGTCGTCCACCGAGCGTTGCGCTTCTTCAACACGAATGATGTACGCGTCGTAAGTGGTAGCGCCACCGGAGTAGCTTCGTTCGCCGTAGTTGTTGACTGTTGACGTGGTACGAATCTCCACCGTGTCCGGTGTCATGTTGACCTTCAGGTCAGTCATGAACTGTTGTGATTGTGCTGCCATCAGTCAACCGACCCAACACCGTAATTACTGATCACCTCATCAGCACCACCACGATTGTTTGTCCACTGCCCACGAGAAAAGAACGGCTGAACAATGTTGCTGTTGTCCTCGTCTATCGCTTTGTCTGAAACTGTGATGCCGCCAGCGTACGGAGTTGGCGTATTGCCCTCTCGTGACGCTTGCTGGTAGAGGAGCTTGGCTTGTTCCCTGGCGTTCGTCGCCTTCTGGAACATATCGACCTTCAGATCGCCTACGGCTTGATCTGCGAGGCGACTGAACTTCGACGCTATAGCTACCATCACCCGATACGACGACTCATACAGCGCCGTTGTGGCCGTGTCGGAGCCTGTGACCTGATTATTCGTCCACGCGATTTCTTCGTCGTTGATGAGTTGATCGTTAGTGTCAGTGTCGCCCGTCAGGAAACGAATCGCTGCCAGAGCGCTCGCTGCCGGGTCGCCTGCGTAGGTCCAAGTCATGCGCCGTAGAACACCGATCCGACATGAGTCCCAGCGCCACTCAAATCAACATAAATTCCGGTGGTGCAACTCACTCCACCAGGGATTCTATAGTTCGCCGATTCGTTAGCGGCCAACGTCACTTGATAAATCAGGTCACCGGTTGCTGCTGAATTATTGTCATAGATCTTGATGGTCTTCGCACCGGTCGAGGTGAAGCAGCCACCAAAAAAGATGCAGTCGCCGTCGAATATGGCAATGTCAGCGTCAGCTACCGCAGCGACAGTCGCAGCGTATGGGGGAGGGATACTTGGCATGATTCTCCTATGCGTTCCAGTGAGCAAAAATGGTGCCCTGTTGTGTGCCGAGACTTACCGCGGTGACTTCAACGAACAGGCCGTTAGGGCAAGATACCCCGCTGCCGTAGTTCATGTTCACAGCGTCACCGGTCAGAATTGTTTCTTGCATGACAAGCGTTCCCGTGTTGTCTGTCCCATCAAACGCTTTGACGATCACTGACGTTCCCGCTCCACTGTCACAAGTGAAACAACCACCCATGAAAAGAGCGCTATTGCTGGTCACTGTTCGGCTAGTCGTGAACTGTCGTCTGCTTGCCGGGTACGGTTGAACTATTCGAGCCATATCACGCGTTCCAGTGGGCAAGAATTGTGCCCTGTTGATTTCCAGCGCCGCTTTCAGTCACCTCGACATATAAGCCGTCGGGGCAAGACACACCACTACCATAGTTAACGTTTTCAGACGCATCTTCAGCGATAGCTTGTTTGTAGATCAGCGTTCCAGTGTTATCCACGCCGTTGAAGGCTTTGACTACGATTGAGCCGGTACCACCAAGAGTGCTGGTGTTTAGGATTCCTTCTGTAGCGCTGTCCAAAGTGAAACCGCCGGTGCCGCAGGTGAAACAGCCACCCATGAAGATCGCGTTTTTGCTAGTCACTACTACGTCATTTACGAATTGTCGCCTACTTGCTGGATAGGGAGGGACAATTCGAGCCATGCGATTTCCTAAAGAATAGATAGAGGGCCGGGCCGGAAGTGCCGACCCGACCCTCGGTTGCGTGTACTCGTAGGGTGGGTCTACGAGGTGACGTTGCTCAGGAAGTACCCGAGCGCTGAGGAGACAATTTTCGTGTCCCAGGCAGCCTCAATTTCGATGCGGTCAGCTTTCCGTTCTTCAATACGGAATCGACTGATCGCTGATGAGGTACCCATACCGGAACTAATTCCGTTCCAGACCATCGTGTAACCCGCTGAGGGTTGCATGAGGCCAGGACTTGCCGGGGTGTAGCAAAGCAGCACATCTTTGTCACCGATTTGGCTGTACGAAGCGGTAGCTCCTTCAGCGGCGGTGTTGTATGTGCCAGCCATAACCAGTACACGGTCAACATTGAACAAGCGGGCGAGAAGATCTTCACTCACTGATTCCATTGACGTGTATTTGATCCGGTCGATGATGTCTGCGTTATCCATCAAAGCGGAGAACACTTTGTAGCTCATAATGACGGTGTTCGGCACGTAGCCGGTCGCCGACAATACTGTGTTCTTGCCAGTTTCGATGTTTGCAATCGGTGTGGAGTTCGCAGCATCCCACAAGGTGCCCGGAACAACGTCGTTGTCCCAAATACCAGTGGTGAAAGCTGTGGAAGCCCATTCGACTTCTTGACGAATCAGCATTTGCT